CAGCCATTTCTTCCAAGTTGCCGGAATCGCCGCCGGTGTCGTATTCCATCGCGATGTCGGTGGTAACCTGAACGTACTGGCCATAGTACCCGGACAAGAGACTGCGGTTGAACAGGACTAACGCAGACCCGAGTCGGGCAACAACTTGATCGAACGAGACGCCAGCCGGTAAAGACCAGCGGCGCAGATAGGTAAGATCCCAGTCCTGAGGGAACTGAATGACGCTTTTGAGGTCGGTATATCCAATAGTCATTTCAGATCTCCCTTAGGCTACCGGTACGGCCAGCACATAGGCGGTCAAGGCAGGCTGAGTAGCCCCGCCCGAACCGGTAATGCGCAGTACACCGCCCGAAGCGATTGTGGCGTTCGCGTCGTTGATGGTCGCGTCGCGAACAACGGCGTTGTCGGCCCCAGAAGTATCCAGGGCGTTTGAGATAGCAGCAGCTGTGCTCTTGAGCGTGCAAACGGACGAGACGACACCCGCACCGGTAAGTTGCACCCAAAAGTCGATTACCAAGATCTTCTGGCCAAGCGTAACGCTGGTATCAGCGTTCGCACCAGCAGCCTGGTTGATGCGAAACAGTAACAACGGTATACCAACAGTTGCGGCGTTAGCCGAGAACTGGGTCTGAAGACCGCCAACACCATCGGAAGCCGCACCGTCAGCCAATTTAGCCTGGGTGACAGCCTTAGCGGCCAACTCGGTGGTGCCAACAGCTCCACCACCAACAGCGATCCCACCAGCAGGCATAAGTGAGGGAGCGCACAAGAAGATACTGTCGGGTAAACCAACACCCATGTTGACATCTGTGCTACCAGACGCGGTGTCGAGCTTACCAGCGTCGCCCGATACGAAGTATCGGACTCCAGGGGTAACGGTGAAGCCTGCAACAGGTCCTGACAAAAGAATGCCAACACGTTCGTCGGCAACAGAAGCAACAGCTCCAAACGTTGACACAGAAACTACGATGCCAAGGGCATACGAAGTTCCTGCAGCGTCGGAGTCGGACTTCCACACCTTGCTGTCATTCTTCATATAGACCAGGTCGCCGAGACCTAAAGCTTCACCGCATGTAAACTGTCGGACGACACAACCCGGTAAGGGTCGAACATCCAACGCAGTAACAGTTACAGCGGACATTTATTTTTCTCCTTTAGGCTTTGTCTGCCTAATTCCAAAACGGCTCGCGATTTCGTCCTCATCAATAGCCAAGTTGCCTTTCGCATCACCTTTAACTGCGTCATTGTTGTCGACCGGCTTGACCTTCTTGACCAAGTAGGGTCGTTCGACTAGCACTTGTGATAACGCCTCTTCAAATGTTGCTGGGGCATCGTCCTCCCGGGACATTAGTGCCTGTGCGTAGTTGAAGGCGTCTTGCGACGCTTTATCATTCGCGAACAGAACGCCGGCCTTTTTTGATGCTACGTCAAACGATTTCTCCGCTCGCAGTAGCACCACTTCGTTCTCGAGGGTCTTCAGCCGGGCGCCCTCGTCAGAACCTTTGCCTTTCTGTTGCTTCAGTTCGATCCGTCGACGCGCAGCCTCTTGGTTGGCGTCATGTAAGCTCGTTTGCAGCGTTCCAATCAGTTTAAGCGCCTCTTCGATTGTTTTAGGAGGCTCCGGCGTTTTGGTTTTGCCCTTGTCCGCCTGCTGTACGGAAACCAATTCTTCCGTTTCCGTTTCCGTTTCCGGCTCCTGGTCGGTCTGTTCCGTTTCCGTTTTCTGGGACTCCTGGTCCTGTTCCTTGCCCATTGTTGCTCTCCTTTGCCTTTTCTGTCTCCATCTTCGCGATGGTTGCCTGATCGTACCCAGCCTCTTTCCAGAGCTGGTTTTGTGGTACACCTATATCTTGTTTCAAGCCCAAGTTCGTAAGCTTCTCTTTCTCACCACGTACCTGGGCGTCCTTCCATAAAGGTTTGATTTCGACCTCTTGATCGAGGCCTTTGGTCCCCCAGAGTTCCTCCAACTTGCGTGATAACTTCAAACAGCTGGTCCATGCACTTCCAAACAAGATCTGGCGCACGCTGACACGCGACAATAAGGGGTTTTCTTGTTCTTTGAGCGTTTCGTCACTGGCGATCAGCTTGGTCGTGATAAACCTAGTAATAGGTGTCTCCGTGACCATAGCTAACCACATTATAAGCTGGTGGACGAGATCTTGTAGCGGGACCAAACTTGCTGAATCTATCGCATCGAAGGCAGCCTCTGAGGGACCTTTAGTCGTTGCGATAATTTCCCCCGGCTCGATCGTCTGCCAGTTACTACGATCGTCTTTCGGGGGCTTGCCGTCAGTGGTAGGGATGAAACCACGCGCAACGAAAATACGAAATGCCGTCTGGTCTGCCGACATCAACAAGTCGAGTAGCTCTTTGTTTATCGCGTCTTGGAGTGGGATTGCATCCCACGCCTCACAACGCAGATTCTTATTCTTGAAGTGTATAACAGGGATTCCAAGGGGCTCACCCGCCGTATCAACCCACGGCACGGGCCACTCTTCGTCATCTGGATCGGAAATGTGAGCCCACTCGCCCCGACTGTCGAGATAGAACTTCTCGATACGATCGGGATAGTATACAGTTTTACGACGTTTGGGATCGTCGTTAGGCCCCTCAACCCAGTACTTGGCCGCAAACTTCATCTTCTGGTTTGGATCGTTTTGCTCATACACTGCAACACATCCAAAATCGCTTCCCCCAATGCCGGAACCTATTTCGGTGTAGCGTTCATGAATAGTCCACCGAACACGTTCGTCTTCTTTGTCCCACCCAACCAAAACAAAGGCCTCGCCATCACGCAACGCCTTCTCATACACGTCATCTTGGACGGCATTCATCAAATTAGTCGCCCAAAGCTTCTCTGCCCACTCAATTAACTTCGGATTAGCGGAGTCAAATCCGGTTATGCTCAGTCGTTCGGACATTGCGGTCACAACACTGCGACACACGTTCATGTTGAACTCGTGGCCGAGATTGTACGAGCGTAGATACTGCATCAAACGTCCGGTTAGCTCAACTCCCTGATTACCTTCGTGGTAATCGCGGGCTAACAGAACAGCTCTCTGACGGTCTGACTCTCTACCCTTCAGAAGGTTGATGGAGTTCGTGTGCGATAAGACGTTCGCGCCTGGATAACTTGTAACCACTAGTGCTCCTATATGAATAACCGGCTGATTTTTCCTCTGGTACGCCCAACGCGGCCTGCGTTGCTATCATAAAACTGATTGCAAGGTCGTCAAAAAGGCCTTCTGGGGCACGAAGTGTGCCCCCCTCCACACTAACTAGCTGGTCAAATGTCTGTTGATCATGAATCGTAACGCGTAAATCGCGCATACTATCTGCCGTTGTTGCATAGCCTAGCGCTTTTCCCTTCGAACTCGACATCCAACCAGGGTTGCCATCCAATCCCTTCAACAGTTCCAGTGTAGAATGATCTCCAAGCCACAACAGAACTGCATGTCCATGATTGTTACGCTCTATCATGACCTTCGCGTTATTGAAATAGTGACCTATTTGGTCTAGGTACGCTGCAAAAACCGCAGGTTCTGCGCGATAACTATATGCTGCGCACTCCTCGCCCTTACTATCCATTATAGTCATAGCAGAAGGGTCGCTAGTTGGGTTGCCTTCTGCCGGGTCACCACTAATAAAATACTTCCCGTCCCAGGTTGGTAACTTGTAAATGCGCAATCCGGGTATACCGAGTATGTCCTCACCAGACACTTGACGTATGTAGCACTGGCTTGCCCATTTGTATGGGATGCGTTTGTCGAGCTCTTTTGGTGCCAGTGCTTCCTCATCCGTCGCAGGGTATTGCTCATAAACGTTATCCATTGATCCAGTGTTGGTCAAACTATCTAACTTCTGCGCCTCGTACCACGCCGCATCGCGATCTGGTCGCACGTACCACGGTAAGAACACACTGACCCAACTGTTCAACTTATCTCTCGCACCCTTGTAGATGCGTTTGAAGAGGCTCTCTGGTACTGACTTGTCAACACGACTCAGTAAAACCATCTTACCCCCACCATCGATGGTTGGTTTTACCGCGTTCATCAATCGTTGCAGGTCGGGCACAAGATCTGCCTCATCCACCATAGCAAAGGTCGCCGTATAGGAGTCACCCGCCGTTGTTGGAAACCCGTATGCGATAGAGCCATTGCTCAATTGCCACACCTCGGTATTGCTCTGCACTACGGATTTAACCATCGCCCAGTCCGGCAACCTTTTATAGATGCCACGAAGACGTTCTAGTAGGTACCGAACCTCATCCTCACGACGAGAGAATATCAAGATGGTTGACGCTGGGTGAAATAACATCAACCATAAGGCGTAACAC